ATCGACTAACGCATCCAACAACATCGGCGCGCCGTACTCATCACCAAAGTCTGCATATGCCACCGCTTCGCTCAACTCTTCGGCATTGTCATACCAACCCAACGTCGCGAAAGAATCTACGCCAATTTCAGGCACAGACAGATCACAGGTCAGCATCGCATAGGCAAGCCGTGGCGACTCGTTGCCAACATCGGCGGGATGCTCAAAGTAAGCGACCAACGCATCGCAACCGCCACCCGTTCCTTCTATATCCCACGATAAACCCGTTGCATGAAGTAACAGATCTATCTGTTCGTGGATCTTCAAGGCTTGCATCTCGTTCATGATTCACCGCCACCGCTTAACAACTTGACAACACCAAAAGCAGTTTGAAGAGAAACGCCGTACCGATCACGAACCCAATAAATACGACTCTCAGCATCCAGCTTTGACAATGTCTCTAGGTCAGACGGTGGCAAAGACCACGCCAACCGCTTGGCACTATTAGAAATATCACCGAACATGATTAACCCCTAACTATGAACCGACCGCAGTCGGGCAAGTCCGCACGAACTCACCCCAACATTGAACCACACCCGAGACGACTAGTCAAGTGTTAACCCCGCCAATATCTGAACAACCAAAACCGGGACGACCAACCCGAAACTATTCGGCAGGACTCGCGCCACAATCGACAAGCCTTGTCGGTAAGCACGCTGACCGCATCGCGACAGCCCGAAACCAACGAGACGCAGTCTCGGCGGTAGCACCCCGTGAGGGATCGCAACCCATCGACCGACCGAACCCCGCCACCGCTTGGCCATATCGCATACCGACACGCCCCACCCATGCCCGAACCTAGACGCATTGCCTAGACCGTGGGACTAGACCGCTAGTCCAGGATGCCCCACCAGCTACCAGGAGCCGTGCCCATCCGCCGACCGACCCCACCCACGCCCATTGGGGGGCCCCACCCCCCCTCTCCCTATTCAACCTCCCGTATTTTTTGACCTTTTTGAAAGGTGTGTCCTTGCCGGGGGCTTGGCGTCTTCGACGTTGGAAGGTCAAGGGACGTAAGGTCAAGGTCAAGGGCTTCCGCCGTTGGCGGCTAACGCCTCACCATCGCCAGCGTGGCTGTCGAAGTTCGTTGTTGTCATCCGTGTGTTGTCACATCGGTGACTTTTACGTTGTGTCAGACCTTTTGGTCTGCCCCAATGCCCTACCGTTGGCGGCCCTACACCGTACCAACTCCCGAACCTTAACGATGTTCACTCGTTTCATTATTTAACTACCTACCCACGGCTTACTAGCTGGCATCCGATTCGACTGTCGGCTTGACTCTATGCATGGGATCCGAACCCCCTTTCAGGTCACGTTTCCCTACGCTCCTGGTTAGACAGGCTTACTACGGGCGAGTTCCGCTGGTGTGTCATCCCGACATGACCAGCTTCGTAAGTTCGGTGACATGACAATACCATGGGGCTGTATGGTGATAGTGTCAGTTTTTGTAACAGGACAAAGTTTATTTGGGAGAAGATATGGCAACTGTTGATGATTTGATGCGAACTGTTACAAGATTAGGTAACGACGCTTTGGTTGCTCAAGCCCGATTCGCGTTGGAGTCCGCCGGGATCTTCCTAACACCTGATATGTGTAAGGCAGCTTTCTGTGCGGCAGCGCACATTGTCGAGCTTGCGGAGCGTTCTTATGACGTAAACTCGTTGACAGCAGGCGAAATGGTTGCTACGCAGTCGGTTGGTTCGCTTGCAATGCAGATTTGGGCCACCCTTCATGATCTGACATCAGGCAAAGACTTGATATGACAATGAGAAAAGCGTTTGATGACGCAGATGACATCCTTGAAGGCATCAAAGGTCGCCGCCCTACCCAGGCTAAGTCCACTCGTGTGGTCGAAGACATGGATGAAATCGTCGTTATTTCTAAAGGCGAGGCTCAACAAGCCAAAAGAGCGCACCGTGCAGCCGACATTGAAGAAGTTCGGGTCAAAAAGGTGTTGGAAAAAGAAGAACGACGCAAGTCTGCCGAACAATTAAAGGTGTTGGGGCAAGATCTGCTCGCTTCAGGGGTCGCATCACGGGAAATACTGCCCAAATTGGCTCAATCCATCATTGTTGACCTCGGTTTACGCCTGGTAAGCAACGAATGGGAGATTAAGTCTGCCGAAGAAGCTACTAAGGTGGCGAAGATTTGGTATGACATCCTCAGGTTGGAGTCAGGCCAGGCAACAACGATTAACGAGAACCGTACCGGGAATCCCGAAGACCGTCTGTCGCGCTTAGAAGAGTTAAGATCAGAAGCGAAAGCCCGTGTCGAGGCTGGTCTGCGAGCAATAGGGGACGGAAATGCCTGAATTAAACGCCAACATACCTGCAATCGAATGTTATGTACGAGGCAACTATCTACGCAACCAGGTTGACTCACACGACCAATACTTCCCATGCATGATCTTTGGTGTGGCCTCAATGCAAGGTCGGTCGCCGTTATTCCACTTCCTAATGGAAGACGGTGGTGTTTGGTGGAGAATGCCCATATCAGCGTTCTGTGCCGAACCAGGCGTACCCGAAGTAGATATTCACGACCTAGTGCTTTGGAACTCGTTTAGTTCACAAATCTCTGTTACAGAGTTTGAAGCGATGCGCCATATGCGAATGACCTATGTTGCTCGATCAGGCGAATTTGTTAACGGCAAATACCTGTTTACTCTTGACTGGCATTCCCCCGAAGCCAACACAATCAACGTAGGGTTCAGCGAAAACCCCGGTCAACACAAATGTGGCCATGTAATCCTCAGAGACGACGGCAACTACGCCATCCAACCAAACAACAGAGTCAGACTGTTTGACCCGTCGTTCACCACCAAAGACGGAACCCTCATCCAAAGACTTATCAACACTCGCCTATGGGATGTCGAAGACGCAGATAAGTGGCGCACCTCAGACGACGACAGGTACGAGTACGGTATTGAAACCAAATGAACTTCCTATCCGATGACGAATTCGGTCAACTCACAGGGTCAGAACAAGACGAATACCTACGCCTACTAGAGATTGACCTACAAGCATGGAAACTCACAGGCAACAAACGCCAAGAGAAAGCTCACGCCCTAGTAAAGAAAGTTGACTGGCTTCTTTATGGTGGTGCAGCTGGTGGTGGCAAATCCGAACTACTCGCCTACCACGCCCACGAACTATCAGAGAAATATCCCGGTCATCGCACACTCCTAGTGCGAACCGCACTCCCCGAACTACGCCGATCACTCATCATCCGATCCCAAGTCCGATACGCCCAACTAAACGTGGATGCAGCCCTACGATCCATTGACAACGTCAAAGCCTGGTGGTACGGCAACGGATCAGTTATTGAATACGGATTCTGCGCCCGCGACGAAGATGTTGGACAATATATGTCTGCCGAGTACGACTTCATCGGTTTTGACGAAGCAACCCAATTCACCCCCTACCAAATGCTCATGATGTCGGGCCGACTCCGAACCAGCCGAAAAATGACTGCATTAGGCGTAAGAACCCACGTTATGTTTGCAACGAACCCTGGCGACCGTGGACACACATTCCTATACAAAATGCTGGTACAACCCACCCAACACGGCAAATACGCTGTTGTCTACGACGTACGAGAAGGATTTGAGAATCCTGACATTGTGCGCCGAGTCGAACTCCCCGACGACCCAACAGAGATCGACAAACTAGAAATACCCCACGACCCCACCGACCACCTCATCGTCGCGTTCGTACCGTCAACCGTGGACGACAACCCCCACATTGACCCCACATACCGCAAACACCTATCCATGCTCCCCGAAACAGAACGCAAACAAAAACTGTTAGGCGACTGGGACACCTTCACCGGGCAATACTTTTCCGAATTCAACAGAGAAACCCACGTCATACCACCATTTGAAATCCCAGCAGAATGGCCACGCTACCGAGGAATCGACTTCGGAACAGCAAACCCCTACTGCTGCCTATGGGGAGCATGGGATCCAGCCGACGGAACCTGCTACGTCTACCGAGAGGCATACCAAAAAAACCTGACAGCAGCACAACAAGCCATGCAAATCAAAGAAATGTCCAAAACCAGCGACGGCAAAAACGAACGCATCACCGCCACCGTTATTGACCCATCCACATACAGCAACGTCCAAGGCTTAGGGCAAACCGTCGCAGGCGTATACAACTCACTAGGAGTCTCCACCAGCCGAGCCAAAAACGCCC